ACGAAGTCTGAGTTCGCATCCTTCTTGTTCCCGGCGTGGATGATGGGCAAGAACCCGAAGATGAAGATCATTCAGGCTACCCACACGACGGAACTTGCGGTTAACTTTGGACGTAAGACGAAGAACCTGATTGACAGTGACGAGTACAAGGAGGTCTTTCCGAATGTCAAACTCGCTTCTGATAGTAAAGCTTCTGGTCGTTGGGACACTGCTTCTGGCGGGATGTACTACGCCGTTGGTGTGGGATCGAACCTTGCCGGGCGTGGTGGCGACTTGGTAATTATCGATGACCCGCACTCGGAGCAGACGGCCATGTCGGCCAATGGTTTTGATGATGCTTGGGATTGGTACACCGGGGGCCCCCGGCAGCGTCTCCAGCCGGGCGGCAGTATAGTTCTGGTTCAAACCCGGTGGTCCGAGAAGGACATGACGGGTCAGTTGCTCCGTGCAATGGCTAAAGATCCGCTAGCTGATCAGTGGGAAGTTGTGGAGCTTCCTGCCATTTTTGACGACGACAAGCCTTGTTGGCCTGAGTTCTGGTCCCTTGAGGATCTGACCGCGGTCAAAGCATCCATCCCTCCGAGCAAATGGAACGCGCAGTATCAGCAGAACCCGACGGGCGAGGAGAACGCAATCATTCCTCGTCAGTGGTGGAAGAAGTGGGAGAAGGACAACATCCCGAATCTGGAGTATGTGATCCAGAGCTATGATACGGCGTTCTCGAAACGCGAAACTGCTGACTACTCGGCGATCACGACTTGGGGTGTTTTCAGGCCGGAGGAGGTTGGGGGCCCTCCGGGACTCATACTTTTGGACAGCACGAAGGGGCGGTGGGATTTTCCTGAGCTCAAGCAGACGGCTATGGAGCAGTATAAGTATTGGGACCCCGACACCGTCATCGTAGAGGCCAAGGCTTCTGGTCTGCCTTTGACCCATGAATTACGAAATATGGGAATCCCTGTTGTTAACTTTACGCCTAGTAAGGGTAATGATAAGGTTACGCGAGTTCATTCTGTATCGCCCTTATTTGAGGCGGGCATGGTTTGGGCCCCCGACACCACCTTTGCTGACGAGATTATTGAGGAGGTGGCGGCGTTCCCTAACGGGGAGCATGACGACTTGGTCGATAGCATGACGCAGGCTTTGATGCGTTATCGGCAGGGCAACTTTGTACAGTTGCCAACTGACGATTGGGGCGAAGAGGATACGGGAATGCAGGTCAGGGCATATTACTAATGGCTGAAAAACCTCAACCGCGGGGCTTTGACGTAAATCAGCCGGGCTCTACTCAGGAAACTTTTACTGGATTAGTTCAGGGTGCGACCACGGATCTTGTTGGTGGTCTTGCCGACCTTCTTCCGTATGCTCAGTACCTTGTAATGCCGCGGGTAGCATCTGTTATGCCGGAGGCCGCAGACGAGATTGCAGAGAAGTATGGTTCAGAGGCTCTGGGCGAGAAGGTTTTTGGCACGGCTCCTACTCCGGAGTTGCAGGGTATTCGGGATGATGCGCGTCTTGTAGGTAGTCTCGCGGGTGCCGGTGAGGCGATCACGGCCCGCGGCGCTAACATGGTTGGCGACGGCATTTCTGCATTTATGAAGTTTTTGAATCGTGGGGAGGCGGTAACGCCGGAGGGTATAACTGCGGCGTTACCGGATACCTCTGTTACGAAAATCATGGGCGGTCGCATGGCGAAGGACGGCCCCAGCAAGTTTAGCGAGGCCCGTGCAGCGCGGCGCACGAAGGACGAGCAGGAGGTTTTTGAAGAGACGGGCGCGTACTTTGATGACGAAGTTTTCCCGGATGAGGGTGATGCGTTTCGTTTTGAAATCCCCACGCGGGAGTCTGAGCTAATTGGTATTGAGAATGTTGTTCGCAAGTCGAACAATAGTTCTGTAGGCCCCGATGGTGTTCTCCTTAATCGGCGCAACTATTTTTACATGGACGACAAGACGAATGTCACGGGCCTAAAGAAAGACGTTGTAGGCGTCACTATCAACGAGGATAACACGGTTAGTTTTGCATCTCAGTTTAAAAACGCGGCAGGTGAGTTAGAGCCTGCTAAGTATCCGCTGCTGCCCGAAATTTTGGATTTCCCGGAACTTTATAAGCAGTATCCGCAGTTGAAGGATGTTTATGTTGCTCGTTTGATGAACTCCGAAACTTCGGGTGCACAGGCGGCGACGATAGAGAAGGGCATTCAGGATCGTCCAACTATTGCTTTGGGCTATGCGATTAGTCCTCGGTTGCTTCAGTCGCATATATTACATGAGATTCAGCACGTAGTTCAGAAGATTGAGGATTTTCCTCGGGGCGGGACTACCACTACCATGTCTCAGAGGGATTATGACCGGTTGTACGGGGAGGTTGAGCCTCGGAACGTAGAGGCCCGTTTTATGTCTGAGTTGGATGACATACCTCAGACGGTCCCGACACAGACGCGGGATACAGATCCTGCGGACATGTTGTTGGAAGATGGTAAGCCCGCGGTTCAATTGCGGAAGGCGGAGGGCGGCGTGATTAGTTTGGTCGATTTTGCGCGAAACGCGGGCCGCGGCCCTCGGGGCGTGGAGTCTTTGGTTCCGGTTGCTAGGAATATGAACCGGTCTATGTTAGGTTGACGTAAAGGAGATTATACATGGCGCGTGAACCGATTGCCGGGATGGTAGAAACTACGGTCCCTACGCAGCTTGATCCGGAGGATTTGGCGGCAGAGGTAGAGCTGGAGCTCCCGGGTAGCCAAGAGACTATGGCTTTTGAAGGCATGGACATTGAGATTGTGCCCGAGGACGACGGCGGTGTTGTGATCGACTTTGACCCGCAAGACCAGCGCGGGCAAAACGATGACTTTTATGCGAATTTAGCAGAGGAAATGCCAGATCGTGAGCTCGGGCGTATTGCCAGTGAGCTGTTGGGCGAGTTCGACGCTAACAAAGCGAGCCGACAGGAGTGGGAAGATGCTTACGCCAACGGTTTGGAGCTTCTTGGTTTCTCCTACGAGGAGAGAACCCAGCCGTTCCGAGGAGCTACCGGTGTTACGCATCCCTTGCTTGCAGAGGCAGCTACACAATTCCAAGCGCAAGCCTTTAACGAGTTGCTGCCAGCGTCTGGGCCAGTGCGTACTGCGATCATCGGAAGTGAAACTAGGGAAAAACAGCAGCAGTCTGACCGCGTAAGGCAGTTTATGAACTACTACATCACCAATGTGATGGAGGAGTACACGCCTGAACTGGACCAGATGCTGTTTTATTTGCCGTTGGCGGGCAGCACGTTCAAGAAAATCTACTACGACGAGACGATGGACCGCGCTGTAAGCAAGTTTGTGCCTGTTGAGCAGCTTGTGGTGCCGTATGAAACGTCAGATTTGGAGACTTGCCCCAACATTACGCAGGTTTTGCGTATGTCTCTCAACGATTTGCGTAAAAAGCAGGTCGCAGGCTTCTATTTGGACATGGATGTCATCCCGGCACAGGCGGAAGCAAGCAGCGTGGGCAGCGAAATCGACCGTATCGACGGTGTTTCGCCGTCTCAGATCGATTATGACTGCACTTTGCTTGAGTGCCACGTTGATTTGGACCTTGAGGGGTACGAGGACACCGATGAAGACGGTGAACCGACCGGTATTAAGGTGCCGTATGTGGTCACCATCAGTCAGGACAACGGTCAGATCTTGTCAATTCGTCGTAATTACAATGAGGACGACGAAAACAAGAAGAAAATCCAGTATTTTGTGCACTATAAGTTCCTTCCGGGCTTTGGCTTCTACGGTTTGGGGCTTATTCACACGATTGGCGGGCTGTCACGGACCGCCACGGCGGCACTGAGGCAGTTAATCGATGCTGGTACGTTGTCCAACCTCCCAGCGGGTTTCAAAGCCCGCGGACTACGGATCAGAGATGACGATGACCCGCTTCAGCCCGGTGAGTTTCGCGATGTGGACGCTCCCGGAGGGGCTATCCGTGACAGCCTGATGCCGCTGCCCTTCAAAGGCCCTGATCAGACGCTATTTAACCTGCTTGGGTTCGTGGTAGACGCTGGTCGGCGCTTTGCAACCATCACGGACATGAAAGTTGGCGATGGCAATGATCAGGCGGCGGTTGGAACGACGCTTGCGCTGATTGAGCAGGGCTCTCGGGTGATGAGTGCGGTGCACAAGCGGCTTCATTACGCCATGCGGATCGAGTTCAAGATTTTGTCTCGGGTGATGGCAGAAAGCCTGCCGCCGGAGTACCCGTATGCGGTTGAGGGCGCGGAGTCCGCGGTCAAACAGACGGATTTTGATGATCGCGTAGATGTTTTGCCGGTCTCTGACCCGAATGTGTTCAGTCAGGCGCAGCGGATCACGCTGGCGCAGACCAAGTTGCAGTTGGCTGGTGCGGCCCCTGAGATGCACAATATGCACGAGGTATATCGTGACATGTATGATGCTTTGGGCGTCAAGGATGTTGATCGGATCATGCGTAGGATTCCTGATGAGGAGCCGACACCCAAGGACCCTGCACAGGAGAACATTGATGCTATGGATATGATCCCTCTGAAGGCGTTTGAGGGTCAGGAGCATCAGGCTCACATCATGGCGCACATGGTCTTCGGCTCTACGCCCATGGTGGCTGGTATGCCCGCTATGGCGATGGCGCTTCAGAAGCACATCATGGAGCATGTGCAGATTGCAGCGCAGGAGCAAGCCATGCAGGCTATGGCACAGCAGATGCCACAGGCGGCTCCGGAACAGATGGAGTTGGCTATGCAGGGGCTTGTTGCTCAGTTCATTGCCGAGGGTATGCAGCAGGTTAAGCAGCTCTCGCAGCAGGTATCTGGTCAGGGGCCCGACCCGTTGGTCAAACTCAAGGAGCAGGAGCTTCAGATTCGGGCACAGGCCGAACAGGCGGATGCACAGGTGGATCAGGCCAAGCTCAATCTCGAGGCACAGGGTCAGCAGATGCGATCCGATCAATTCCAGCAGCGGTTGGCGAGTCAAGAGCGGCAGACCGCGGCACGTATAGATGCTGCCATGCAGCGAGAATTTATTAAAGGAAGGGGTCAGTAACCCCTCTACGGGAACGGGAACATGGTGGATCCGGTAACGGCGATGGCTACCGCCTCGGCGGCATTTGGGGCCATTAAAAAAGGTTTTTCTATAGGTCGGGACATCGAAGCGATGGCATCTGACCTTTCGCGCTGGATGGGTGCATTATCGGACCTAGATCAAGCCGAAAAAGAGGCCAAAAACCCCCCTATTTTTAAGAAGCTATTCGGTGGCAAGACCGTCGAACAAGAAGCTATTGAGATTTTTGCGTCCAAGAAAAAGGCGCAGAAACAGCGTCAAGAACTCCAACAGTGGATCCAATACACCATGGGGCAATCTCATTGGGACGAACTGATCCGCATGGAAGGCCGGATCCGTAAGCAACGTCAAGAGACCTTGTACGCGCAAAGAGAGCGGCGTCGGAAGTTTGTAGAAGTTGCCTCTATAATGTTTTTTGTTTTGGTGGTCATTGGGTTCATTTTCTTCTTGATCTGGCTATACGTTGAACGGGGGTAGCAATGACTAAAAAATTTCAACCGGATACGTCATACGCTCAATATGATCTGGACGGAGACGGGGAAATCACGGATGAGGAGCTGGCTCATGCCAAGGAGATACGTCAGGCCGAGCATGAGATGCGTAAGCTGCGGGCTCAGCGGCGCATGGCAACTGCTAGTCTGGCCGCTATGGGAGCGTTTACTGCGGCCATGTTTTTTGTGGAGATAGAGCGAGTAGAGGCTCTGTCTGACATCAGTAACTTGTTTTACATCAGCGGCGCGGGCATTGTGGGGGCGTTTATGGGCGCTACAGCTTGGATGGCTCGGAAGTGATTGATGCTTTTTTGCTTTTGGTTTATCTCGGGACGGGGGAATTTCGTAAATTAGAGTCCGGCAACATGTATTTTTATTCTGTTATTGAATGCAATTATTTTGCAAATCAGGTCTCTAAGCGTTATGGCAACTATGGTTTTATTCAAGACATGGATCCCAAGGACCGTGTCACAGCGTATTGTATCCCAAAACTGGTGGACCCTGAGATAATAAAGGTTTATTAATGATAATGTGGGACATGCACAATAGGACTACGCCGGAACAAGCGGAAGCGAACAGGAGAAGGCGAGATGCTGCAAGCACTGATTGGCCCCGTGACGGGGATTCTGGACAAGTTCATAGAGGACAAGGATCAGAAGAACAAGTTGGCTCACGAAATAGCGACCATGGCCGAAAGGCAGATGCACGAAGCCAACATGGGGCAAATAGAGATCAACAAGGCCGAGGCGCAACATAGGTCTATATTCGTTGCCGGTTGGCGACCTTTCCTTGGTTGGGGCCTAGCCACCGCCATGATTTGGCACTTTGTTTTAGCGCCGGTTACCATGTTTGGTTTTGCATATGCGGGCATGGAAGCTCCGGACTTGCCGACATTTGACATGGACAGCTTGATGACTGTTCTGTTAGGCATGTTGGGTCTTGGCGGTCTTAGGACCGTAGAAAAGGTCAAGGGTCTTACAAAGTAATGGAAGCAAACTTCTTCAAAAGCCTTGAGATGGTGTTGAAGCACGAGGGCGGTTTTGTCGATCATCCGGAAGATCCGGGAGGCGCTACGAATAAGGGGATTACGCACAAGACGTATTCTGATTTCCTTGGTCGCCCGCTTGAGGATGTAAGCGAACTTCAGAACATTCCGGATGATCATGTAGAGCTGATTTACAAGCAGGGCTATTGGGATAAGGTCAAAGGAGACCAGCTTCCCGCGGGCGTAGACTTTTGTATTTTTGATTGGAGCGTGAACAGCGGTCCGGGACGCGCAGCTAAGGCTTTGCAGAAAACTGTAAGTGCTTCGCAGGACGGGGCTATTGGTCCTCAGACGTTAGCTGCGGTTGAAAAGAAAGACCCGATGCAGATTATCGAGGAAGTAACAGCAGAGCGGGAACAATTCTATCGCTCGTTGCGGACGTTTGACACGTTTGGCAAGGGCTGGTTACGTCGCAACGATGAGACATGCGAGTATTCTTTGTTGCTCGCGGGAGGTATGACATAAGTGGATGAAGTCTTCTTTGCTGACGCTGTCCTACGCATTGTGAGGGACAGGCGGTTAGCAGTTCAGGACCTGTTGATTTACGACAACGTCTCGAACATGGAGCAGTATCGTGAGCTCATGGGGAATTTAAAAGCCCTAGATCACGTGGAACAGGAACTCAAGAGCCTGCTAGATAAACAGGAGCGCAAC